CCAGGAGATCCTAAATTTACTCTACCATCTAATCTTTGGTTAGGATCAGTATAATTAATAGATTTAGGGGAATTAGAATTTGTACTTCGTCTAAAATCTTGTAATATAGCATTATCTACAGACCCAGAGTTACCTGCAACCATTAATTGGTTATAATCTAAGGTAGTATCTAAACCTGTAACATTTGCTTTATTAGATTGAAATGAACCTGTTTGAAATACATTTGTTGAAAAATCTTGTAAAACATTTGTATTATTTACTAGTTTATATTTCCCTTGAAAAAGATCAACACCACCGGCTGATTGATAAACATTACTTAGGGTATTATTAAAGATTTTTGCTGCTTGATAATATACTGAAGGTCTAGCAAAAACTGAATAATCTTCTCTTCCATAATTAAGACTTGCGGCACTAGAACCAAAAGTACCAAATGTTGGAGTTGAATCGCCAAATGAAGAAAAAGATGAAGCTGGTTTTACTGTTTTATTACTATTAATAAAGAAACGATCTGATCGTTGTTTATCACCTGCTAAGAAAGGATTATTTCTTCCTGTTCTATTTTTAGATATAGAAATGTTTGTTTTACCTATACCTAAGGTTGATCCTGGTCCCCCAGAGTAAGAATATAATTCTGTTGCATCCTGCACTACATACCTACCTGGGCTATCTGGTTTGCGTATTCCATCTTTAATAAAAGAATTTGCAAATTGGATTAATCTACTAGTAGGAGCTAAATTAGGGTTTTGTCTTTCATTTTGAGCAAGTGTATCTAAATAGATAGGTTGAGCTAAGGGAAGAGAAGGACCAAATCCTGTTGATAGTATATTACCATTAGCTACATCATTTGTACTAGTAAAGGGATTAATTCCTTGTTTTAACAAATGGCCCCCTAAAGGATTAGCAGCTGCTTGTAATATAGTTGAAGTTGGTAAATAAATACCATTATTTAAAGGTAACCTATTAGGGTCTCCAATTAATGATGAACTTTTACCTTGAGCTTTAACATTAACTCCTGTTCTAGATAAAAGGTTCTGTTTAACTGAAAATAAAAGTCCATTAGGAGATTTAAAGTCAAACATCATTTGAGTTAATCTAGAAACATCCCTACCCACAGCTCTAGGTAATAAAGAACCTCCTCTTAATAGAAAGTCTGTATCACCTAAACCAGGGCCTGATCCACTTGGTATAGAAGATTTGATATAAGGTTGGTTACTTGAACCATTATCCAGTCTATCATTCCCATACCTTAGGGATTTAAGGTCGGTTTTTAGATTTACTAAAGGCATAGGTTATTGTACGTTCCCTGTAGTATCTACTGCTCTAGGTGTTTCTGAAACGTAATCAACATAAGTTCCTTTAGAGAACGTATTATTAACTGGGATTGTTCCTGCTCCTTTTAATGGTGCTGTAGGTTGGTTTCCTGTTAAAGGTGTTAATGTAGATCCTTCAGTTTCAAATTTTTTAAGTAAAGGCATAATTTTAAATTTTAATTGTTAAACATTTATTATAAATATTGTAAAAATATAGTTTATTGAGTAGAATATGAATACTTACCTATGGCAGTACCTAATTTATCACCATTCATTTTAATTACAGGGTCTGGTTTGTTTATTGCTTTTTCTAATAATCTTTCTAGTTTAGAATTATCCTGTTTTACTATTGTGGTTTGTGGTTGTGGTTGGGGTTGTGATTGTTGAGTTACTTGAGGCGTAGGGTTTATAGATTCATTTTCTTTAGGGAATAAATTTGTACCTGCTATTACTGTATCTTTATTATTTAATGCTATTGCTCCTTCAGGACCCATTAATGTTCTAGAACCATAACCACTTGAAGCACCTGGGGACATTAAATCATCTGCTTTGCTATAAAAAGAATAACCTAAAGCTAAGGCAGATGCTGCACCCGCTACACCTAAAATAGGACCAATAAATGGAATTGCGGATAGTGAAGAGAAAGCTCTCATTGCCATTTGTGCTATATCAGCTAATAACCCTGATTTTTTAATTGCATTTCCAACAGTTAAAATAGCATTACCAATTGTTGCTGCCGCATTACGGGCTAAATCTAAAGTATATCCTGCTTTTTCTATGATAAAATCTTTTGCTCTTATAGCACTTCTTTTTAAGTAAATACCAACACTTTTTAATAAAGACATATTTCCTAATTTTTTCTGGAAGTTTTCTTTTATTGTTGTTATTAATCCTTTTTCAGCTAATATATTTTGCATTCCTTTACTAGAAATTATTCCCTTATCATGGATTTGAGATATTTTTTTCTGGACATTTACTTGTTGTTCAGTAATAAGTCCTGCTTTGGAAGCAATATTTGTTAAAACTTGGTTTCTATAAACATCGTCACCTAAAAACTTAATAACTTTAAAAGCTGCTGCTATACTTCCTAATACTTTTAATAAAGTCATAGATTCAGAGATTAAACTAGCCATATAACCTACGGCATCAGCTATAGGTTCAATAATAGGCATTAAAGCATTTGCTAATTGTACAAATAATTCTTGTGCCTTTTTAATAGAAGCATTAAATCTATCTTGTATAGATTCTGCGTGTAGTGCATCTGCTAATTTTTTATCTCCTAGCTTAGCTGCTATTTGTTCCTGTGAGTATCCTTCTTGAACTAATCTATTATATGCAGCTTTTGTATCTACATCTTTTCCTCCTAATTTAGATAGTATTTCTTGGTCTTGTAAAGATTTTGCTAAATCTTCTCTATTCATTCCTACAGCTTTAGCTAATGCTTCTTGCTGGAGGCGATTCATTTTAGCAAAATCAGCTGCTGATCCTGCCTGTTTAGCAACTTCTTGAGCAACGGTTGCTAAATCATTATTTAAGGCTGCTTGTCTAGCCTTTTCTAAATTAATATTTCTACCTAATAATAATTCTGCTTCTAATTCCTTGCTAATTGAATCTTCAAAATTAAGTAAACTACCTGCTATACCATCAACAGCACTTAATTCCATACCAAATTGTTTAGCAGTTTGGACTGCTCTAGCTAATTCAATAGGATTATTAGCCATACTTAATTGTATAGCACTGGATAGTTTTGCTACTTCTTTTAATACTTCTTTTTCTGTAATTGCAGTACCATTAGCAGCATTCATAGCTACTGATTGGCCTAATACATTAGATGCTATTTCTTTTGATGTCTGACCCGTTAATAAACCAAGTTTAGCAATTTCTCCACTCGTTTCGGCACTTAACCCTAATTGGTGCGTTAACTGCGTTTGAGTTTGTAACATCTCAGCAGTAAACATTGCATTAGTTCCAAGAATTTTAGATAATTCTATTTGAGATTTTGCAACTCCTTGGGTAGTAACAAAAATACTATTAGAATCTTGTGCAATTTGGGAGAATTCTTTATTCATCCCTTGTGCTTCATGATAGCTTACTCCTAATTGTTGAGCAACATCTTTTGTAGTTTTATCTAGACCTTTAAAAGCATTAAATATACCTAAAACTGCTATTTCAAATAATCTAAGGGGAGTTAATGTTTTTAAAATATTACCTTGAAGTATTTTTGATAGAGTACCACTTTTATCTAATTTATCAGCTAAACTACCAGCATTTTCTGAGAGTATTTTGAAAAATCCTTTTTGTTTTTGTAAAAGATCATTTTCCTTAGTATATTCGTTTACCTTTTCTTGTTGTTTATCTAATTCAGCTGATTGTAAGACAAAAAATTCTTGTTGTTGTTTTGTAATATTATTACCTAAAGCCTTTCTTTTAACTTGTAATCTAAGTCGATTAGAATCTATTTTTTCTTGTGCTTTAGCTAAATCTTTTTGGGTAAGAGTATCACTTTTTAACTTAGCATACAAATCAATTAATTCATCTGTATTTTTTACACTTTGTTTTAGATCAGCAGCTAAACCTCTTTGAAATGTTTTACTAGCAATTTCAAAGGCATTATTCATATTACCTGCCTCATCAACCGCTTGTTCAAAAGAATTAACTAATTTATCACCCAAAGAGGTAATAGCATCATACATAAATGCTAACTCCTGTTTTAAGTCTTGTGCTTCTTTTTTAGCTTTTCCGTCTCCGATTGCCATACAAAGTTATTTTATTATAAATATGGAAAAAAGCAACTATTTATAGCTGCTTTTACCTTCATATGCTTTAGATGCTTGTTTAAATTGAGGAGTATTTATTTTACCTTCTGAATCTACTAATGATTTTTTACCAGAACTCATTTCATTTTTTTCTGCTGCTGCTTTTGCTTCATAAAAATCATTGATTTCTTTAAATGTAAATTTACGTAACCATATAGGCATATTATAGATGGTATTATAATCATATCCACCTTTACCATGAAATACTATTTCATGTATTTGCTTAAATACGCTTAATCTAATCTGAGGAGCTGTCTCCGAAGTCAGGCCAAAAAAAGTTAAGCCCAATGGGCACGGTTACCTCCTCTCCCGAATCTAGAACAACATTAAGATCAACATCTGGAGATGTATTGTTTAAATGTTTTCTAAATGCTCTAGCATCTCGTGCTAAAAAATAGTTATCAACAAATTCTCTAATATCTTTTCTTTCAGTTTCACCATCAACGGAAGTTAATGAATACTTTAATCTAGTAGATGCTTCATAAGAAGCATTTTTATTTATCTTTTTTAGTCCTTTTAATTCTCTATCAATTTTAGATTCATCATGACCTGTTAATAGTTTATATGTAATTTTAGTACCACTATGAGGAAGTGTAAAAGCAAATTCATTTTTACCTTCAATCATAGTAGAACTGTCAAATTCTTTATTTTCTAATTCTGATAGATCAATAGTTTCTGCTTTGCCATTTACTAGTGTTTTATAATCACTACCATACCCTAAAATACGAGTAGCAATTAAAATAGCATTTTTATCACCTACAATTAAATCTTTTAAATCTATTTTAGATACAATTACAGATTCTAATAATTTATCTAATACATTACCTTTTTCTATAAATGCTTGATTAGATAAAATATCTTCTTCCTTAGCAGTCATATACTTAATTTCTACTTTACCACTTGAAAGGGGATTGTCTTTTGGATATACTAAACCTTTTGAAGGTAATTCTATCTCTTCTGTTGGGAATTTAAATTCGGCCATAATCTTTATTTAGTTAAAACGTTTTTACGTTGATAAATATTAAGATAAAAAAAAGCTTGACCGAAGCCAAGCTATTTTTCAAATTAAGGGGTGGGTAAAATTTTTAGAAATTTAATACACAATAATCTGGTTGTACAGTCATTGTAATTTCTTGAGCAGCATTTTCTTGGTCCCAATTAAAATCACCAAATTCTGCATTTGTAATCATTGCTCCTTTGATAATCCATTCTGAAACGATATCACCTACAGGTCCTAGTACATTAATAGTAAGATCTTTCTTATAGAAATCACTATAACCATCTCTACCAGTTACTGATTCATGATGTAATCTAACCCATTCCATTACTGATTGTGCACCAGATGGAGTAATAGGATCAAATAGTGTAAATTGAATAGTACCCCATTTTGTTTTACCTTTTACATATCTTTCAACATTAATATGATTTAAAGCTACTGTTCCTTGTTCTACAGTTACAGCTCCTACACCTTTCATGATATAGGCTGGGAATCCATCTACAAAACAGATAAATCTATTCTTTTGTTTTGGTTCAAATGCTGTGAAAAATATTTCGTTTGGGTTTAATACTGCCATTTTATTTTATTATTTTATTATAAATATTTATCTTTTTAATTTTTATGCTGGGAATGTTGCTCCAGTTGGTAATACATTGAAATCTAGTATAATAAATTCAGCTGTTTTAGTTGGTTGTAAGAAAATCTGTCCAATTAACTCATTTCTATCAATAACATCTGGTGTATTATTTGTTTCATCCATTACTACTTTAAAAGCATATAATCCTTGTCTTTGTTGTACTGATTCTAAATATGGATTTACTTGTGTTAAGAAATTTTGTCTTGTTGCTATTGTATTTTGTTCAAATACTAAGTTGTCAGCAATTTGAGAAATATAATCTTTAAGTGTAATCAATAATCTTCGTACATTTACTCTATCTAAAGCAGTTGCTGCTTTTTGTAGCGTTTTCTGACCAAATACTACTACTCCTTGTTGTGGGAATGTAGCAATTGGGTTTACATTTGCTTCATATAAAGTATCTCTGTTTGCTGAAGTTAATTTTCTTTCAGCTCTTACTACAGCTCCTAATCCACCTCTGTTAATACCTGCTGGTGCAAACCATGGATCTGAAGAAGCATCTGTAAACGCATATACTCCTGGAATCATTGTAGAAGCTGGTACATACACTAGTAATCCACTACTTGGATCAATAGTTTGTAACCAAGGCCAGTATGCAGCTGCATAACTTGAATCTATAGCTCCTGCATTTTGGTTTACAGTTGCAATTGCTGTATTATAAGGAACTAAATCCATTACATAA